TTTCGCGTTCTTTAACTGGTTTACAGTTCGGCGGTATTCCTTGATCGCTTCGAACTCGCGGCCACGTTTCTTTACCTCATCCCAGTTTCCCGCCTGTTTTGTCAATTCACGTTCGGCGTCCTTCTGAGCGAGAAGGTTGTCGAGGGTGCCTTTCTGCTTGCTCCCGGTGTCCGCGGCGAGTTTAAGGAGCTCGTAATACTCCGAATCCTTGAAAGGGTCAGACTTGGAGCGTCTTTTTTTCCTCTGCGTTGTGCGCCATTGGCCGGGAGACATGTAGCCTCCAGACGAGGCTACTTGAGGGCTTTTTTGCTGTTTCCATTCTTGAGGGCTTAAAAACGCCACTTGATTACCTGTAAGAGGATTTCCCTACAGGATTGCCAGGTCCCATTGTGTTTCGCTTGGCGGCAACCAATTTTCTGTACTCTTCATCCATGTAGGCTTCGTAATCAGCTTGTTCGTCCGGGGACAGCGGAGTTTCAGAAGGGGTCCCGGTATCATTGCCGTAACTGCTGTAGCCATAACCGCCGCCGCCTCCCCCACCGCCGCTTTTCATCTGCATTAATTTCATGGCAATGTCAACCCCGTATCTACGCTTGTCTTCATCAAACTTCTGTTGCGCCCAGTAAGCTTCATGGTGGAATTGTGTTTCTGCTAGGGCTTGTGAACCCTGCAACTGCTTGGCTTTCAATGCGAAGTCCCTGTACTGGTCCATCAAGTCTTGGTAGTTCTGTGAAGCACTTATCCCCTTCTCTTCGGCAAGTTGCCCCCGGCTTCGCGCAAGATCACCCAGTTCCCCTGAGTAGGCTTCGTAAATTTTCTTGAGCTGGTCTATCCGCGATCTCTGCGCGTCAGAGATGTTAAACTGCGACTTCGACCGAGCAAGAAGACCTTGCCTTTCGTAATCCGACAAGCGCGAAGTCCTCTGCCTCTCGATGTCTCCAAGGGATTGCATGTACTTTTGAGACAGGCCCATATTCGCTTTGTTTAACACACCTGATTGCCACAAGCCGCGCCGTGCCATATCCATTTCCGTTCTCCTGCGCTGATCGGCAAGGGTTTGACCTAGAGAACGTCCGGCAATGTCGTAATCCTGTATCGTGTTCTCCCGGGCAAGCTGGTTCGCGGAAAGCTGCTGACCGAGGTTGTACTTCTGCTCATTGACGTATCGCTGGTACTCGGGCTCAAGCTCCCTCTTGCCCCATTTATATTGCCGGCCAGCTTCGCCCGTCCTGCGCTGAATCTCACGCAGGGCTGGTCTGTACTTCAGCCACGCGTACTCCTCTGAGCGCTTTTTTACATTTGCCCAAGGTTCTGCCATTTCCCTCTCCTTATCCTGTTGGTCTGAATCTCACCACGATCAGCGTCCGGTCCCCTGCCGTCAATGTAACCGCTTCTGACCCTCGTCTCCACGTCAAGTTAAGGGTTAGTGCGGTGTTATCTGCCGTCACGGCATAGATTTCTGATGCGAATCCCGTACGATAAATACTTGTAGCCTCTATTCTGTTAGGAAACTCCAAGTTTGTATTAGCCCCACCCGTCTGGAAACCGAGGTAGCAATGCGTGGCTCCCGAGGTGGATAGTTTGACAAGGCCGAGAAGAATCAAGGTGTCGTCTTTCTTGACATCCATATTGAGAGTGAGAAGCGTTGCCCTTGTCTCTAGCGCTTGAGTGGCAGCACCCGTAGACTGAGTACTCCCGATATCCCAAATGCCGTCAGCTTCGATCTCCGAAGCGTTTACGGGTTTAAGCATACTCATGTCGGTTATCGTGCAACCGCCAGAAGCGGAGACGATCTTCGCCAGGCGCAGGTAATCCGTGAGTGGCGTGGCGTTCGCGTTCCACGATATAGTGCCATCTTTGTAAACGTCGCAGTAGGTCGTGGTACTATCTGCGACCGTATGGACGGTTGCCGTCACCTCATTTCTCTGGCCTGAGACACGACAAGTACCGCCGGCAAGGGTGCAGGCAAGACCAACAGCCGACACCGTGAGGCCCATAGTGACATGATCGGCAAAGCACTCGTTGAGCATTGTGACAGTAGACACACTCTCGGAGAAAACCTCATCAGTCAAAGATCCCTCTTCGATGTTGTCCGAGTTTATGCCGCCATCGAATTCGTTGATTATAGTGTCTATGGTTTCGTTGACCTCCGCGGGCGGGATTGCTCCCGTTGTCCAGTCCGGATAAGGTTTTTCTATTATCCCCATTACGCCCTGCTTCTCCTTTCACACTCAAGTAGTGTAAACCCGTAGAATAACGCTGGTACTTTGCCGCTCGTCGAAACTTTCAGCCTGAAATGATTTGCGGAATCAGCGGCAGGAACGAATGTGTGCTTCAAGTATTGATGGTCCTCCCAGTGTGCCACGTCCCATTCTCCAACCCCCCACTTGTTAGTGCCTGCCGCTTCAAGTGACATCAACGTTTCTGTATCCTCGTACGCCTTATCACTCGCGTAACTGATTGCAATCTCCTGCTCGTCCGTCCCGCTTCTGGCGAAGCACATGACTTTACGAACCCGGCTTTCGACTCCTCCACCGCGGAGTTCCATGTCTCCGGTCTTGAAAGATGCAGCAATAGCTTCTCCCACATCGTCGAAGCCAGAAAGAAACTTGTAAATGTGACCATCCCTGGAGTCACCAAGCAGGAAGTCTTCTCTTTGGTTCACCTTTCTTTTTGCCGCGCATCCACCATAGACACCCGTATATTTAGTCCATGATCCGCTGCGAAGAGAATAAACATAAACGATTTCGTTTTCCGCGCTTGTCGCGCTGCCGCTGTTCACAAACAGGTAATACCTGTCCTCATAAATCACGCCAAAAGACATGTCTGGCTTCGTCAATCTTGAAATAGAAGATTCTATCTTTGCCGAGATTTTCTGTAGCGCTGTCCCGTTGTATAAGTAAATTCCCTTATACGGAGAGGCGAAGAAGAACAGGTTGCCTTCTCTTGCGGCAATCGAGTGATGGGAGGCACAACCGATTTCGTCCGAAACTTTCTTCACAAACCAGTCGTTCTCGTTAGAGCCGGTCAGCAGAAACGTTGCGTTGTTTTTGAATATCGCAATCCCCCCAGATACAGGGCCCATGCCAGTGATTTTATCTCCATCATCGGGGTCAAGGTCGAGAAAGTTGTTGACATCTATCGAATCCGGGTTCGCGTCTCCGCCCTCGGTGTAATTCGAGTAGTAGAGCCTAGATGGATACTCAGGATCTCCGGCAAGCCACAACCTGTTTTGGTTTACCAAGTTGTACTTGCTCTTCGCCGGGTACTCCGGCAGGAGCTCTATCCCTGTACCATTTGAGAGTTTGATGTTCTTGTCGTAGCCCGAGATATAAGCCTTGCCCATGAAGTTTACGAAGGAAGGGATAACGTCTTCATCAACGGGGAACTCTGTAACTGTCCCGGTAGTCACCATCTCCTGCACTGAAATCTCATCTATGTACCAACCATGACCCGCTGCTGTCGCGTCATAACCATCGTAATAACCGGACGGGACGAACGTCAGCTTCATCTTCGCCGCATTTGAAGGAGCCGTGTTTGCGGGAATCTCAATCTGAATAAGCTGGTAAGCCGTGTTCGCGTTTATGGTCATCAAGTTATCCGTCCGTATCAGAGCGCCCCCCGAGGTGTAGTAAAGCGCCTGAAGAGCCAAAGACATGTTTGTATAGTCGTTTGAAGTTGCTTTCATGACTCTGGAAGATATTCTTCTTGCGGGGAGAGGGTCTATGTTCTGGTACGGGGAAATGGCGTTGCCACTAAACCGAGGTCTTGCCTTGATTGAGGCATCATCAATCCGATGCCTGGTCGCCTGCTGTCCATCAGTAAGATAACAGACTCCTTCCCGTTGGATTTTAAAATTACAATGACTTCCTGTTGCAGAACCCGCAAAAGTCTGTGTGGATTCTGTGTATGTGTCGGTGAACACTCCTGTATATAAAGTCGTAACTAAAAGTCCATAAATGCCTGTGACAAAAACAGTAGTCGTCCCTTGATTTACGTCACTTCCAGGATGATAATGCCTCCCCCAGATGGACGCTTTATAGTGGTCATTAGTGTTCGTTGTTATGTCATCAGAAGCCAGATAATTACCAAAAACGCAATTAGAGAAATAACCCGATGCAACGGCAGAAGAAAATGACAAAGCATCTCCAGTTCTGCCATTTATGGTGTATCCCATATATGTTCGCGTTCCCATAATGTAATAATTCGTTTCTGCCCAGTTTGCGAAATCTACGTGACTAGAATCGCCAGTATGAGTGGCAAAGTTGCCGTTTGTCACCCGTTCAGTTGGCTCTGTTGTTACTATTTTTAGACACCCGGCACCAGCGTAAGGGTGCGTCGTATCTCTTTCTATTACCGTATGCGTTCCATTATTAGTTATTGCCCAACCTGTAAGATCGGTGTCGAATGTTCCGTTAGAAAGCAGGTTAGAACCCCAGGATGTCTGCGAGTAGGATTCCCGGAATATCTCCTGGAATGTGCCACTACGTTCCTTGAGTCGCCACAGCTTGCCACCGCAGGCGATAATGACATGTTTCTCTTTGTTGCTGTTGACAGACTGGTGGACACCTCTTACCGGGTAACTCGAAATCGGAGCGGGGTTGATCTTCTTGTAACCTTTGCGAGTCCTGATTAAACCGGGATAGTCGATGTCGAAGTTCTCGATATCGGTACACTCGTTAAGAGGTAACGAATGTGAGGGGTCAGCGTCGTTCAAGCCGCCAGAAAAATCCCTTAACTGAATTAACCGCCCGCCTCTTCTCGATGTCGCCACATCTCACTCCCCGGCATAGTAAAGTTGGCTGCTCTCCTGCCTGTCGTCTATCGCAAGAAACTCCTGCGCCAGAGACACGCCCTCAGTAAACTCCGCAAGGCAATCCCGGGCTTCCGTCCTCTGCATGTCTTTCGTATAACCGAGGTAGCACGCATACAGCGAAAGCAGTTCATGGAATTGCTCATCATGGTCAGGCTCGTCGTCACCTTCAATGAGGGCGGCTGGCCTCTTGTAGTAATAAATCATCAGCCCGCCGGTGATAGCCGAAGGAGGGACCGGGTAAAGATACACATTGCCCGCCCAGATGTACCAGCTCTCAGGCGTACCCGTCACGCCTGTCGCCGGATTCCCCTCACTCTCATACTCGCCAAGCTGCCTCCACTCTATCGGGGCAAGAGGGATACTGTTGCAGGTGATTCTGACCATACGCAAGAAGTCGGAAGGCAGGCTGTAGTTTGACTGAGAAGCCAGAATATCCTGAGCTTCAACAGCCTCAAGGTTTTCCAACAGCATGGACAGGCGAATGTTAGCCAGGTTCACCCACCGCGTTATCATGGGATCTGTCCAGAACCCGGCGGTGTCCTCGTCCAATCTGCTCCTCACGTCCTGGATAATCTCGCTGAGATTCAATCATCCTCCCCTGCAGGTTTCTCAAGCAGGTCCTCGAACTCTAGATCCTCCTGAATGGCGATCACGGGCATTTTGACTGGAGAAGCCGCTACCTCATCGGCTACCTTCTGTTGCGCGTCGAAGATGTCCAGGACTTTTAGCCGGACACCGGCGGCTCTCTTGTCTTCAGGCATACGCAGAAGGACCCTCTTTGTCTCAAAGCGCTTGTCTTTGTCCTTCGCCTTCTCGTCTTTCAACAGGTCCCAGTCCCCGATGAAAAACTTGGCGATATCCACCGGCCAGTATCCCTCTGCACCCGGGGCGAGAATGTAAGCCACTCCTCCGACAAAGTCGTGAAACAACTCGTCACCCTCGTTCAATACCCTCGCCATCATCTGCTCTTTCGCCATAATTCCTCCTTACAAAAGTGTTACCGTGTAGCCGTGGACGTTGGCCTTGCAAAGGCTCGTCCCGTCTATGGTCACTATAAGAGCCTTGTTCGCGTCAAGGACCAGGAAGGCACCTCCAAAGTTGTGCTCATAGTGCCCCGATCCAACCTGCACGTCCCAGATCACGGTCGTGTCCTGCTTTATCTGCAGGAGTGAGCCGGCCTTGTCGCTTGACGCCGTAACACCACAGACCACGTGCTGCTGTTTCGCCACCGCCGCAACCGTCACTGTTGCCGCCGTCGCATGTGTCGCCGTTCCTTTGAAATTCGCGCTGGTCAACCCCTCCATAGGCTTCCCGTTCGCGTCATTTTCTCTGGAGGTCATTATCCTCATGAAACATCACCCCTATGAGGAAGCGTTGATTCCAAACGCCTCCAGCGCGGCCAGGATCGAATTGATCTTGCCGTTCGTGGTGTTAAAAGCGGCTATGACCTCGGCCTCTATGTCCAGGTTGCCAGTGGTGTAGTCAACCTTGCCATCGGTTACGTGGGCATGTTGGGTGCCGCTGGGCACGGCTGCCCCCGCTCCAGAAAGCTTGTTGAGTTCAGCCGCCGTCGCCGTCACCCCGGTCAAGGTCGTGTGGCTCACCGTTCCCGCCGCTTTTGAGAACGTGCTGGTGTTCAGCTTGCAGCCGTCCTTGCAAAGCGTCTTAATCAACATCTCGTTTGCTGTCGTCATCCTCTTCTCCTTTCCGGTTTTTGGGGAGGCCACCTATGACCTCCCCAAACCGATTCCTTTCGCTTCGCTTAGGTCGTCCCCAGTGACTCTCGTCCCATCAGCCGTACATCAATGGCGGTCACGGTTGTGCCGCCAACGATAACGGTAGCAAACTCCGAGTCAGCGCCCGCGTAAGCCGCGGCAAGAGAAGTCACGGCCCCGTCATGCACCTTCAGCATGTGCGTTGCCGTGTAACTCGCGCTCGGAACTACCATGTCCTCAACGACTCCCTCTATCTGGAACCAACCCCGGTCGCCGTTCGCAAGAGTGCGCTCAGGAACAACCACTTTGTTCTTGATCGCGCCGTCAGCCAACGCGGCCACGGTCGGGTCCTTACTCTCGAGTCCACCGTAGGTCAGCCGGTAAGGGGTCTTTGCGGTGAGAGCCGCGCCCGCATAGGCGTAAATGAACTTCTTCCCACCGCGCTGGACTATCTTGCCCATTAGGCTCGTGTAGTCTGGGCTACCCACCTCGTCTACAGAACCCTTGTCGATGTAGTCAGTCATTATTTCTCACCCCCCTTAAAGCGCCGTGTTGATTGTGTGGATTCTTGCGTGCCTTCTCGGGGACATGTTGACAAGGTTTCCTGCCCACAGGATTTTCCCCATCCTCGCGTCCTGGTTCACTGGCTCCTGGAATCCTTTGAAAAGGAAGTTCCTGCCTTGAGCCACATAAAGAGACAGGAAGTTGATGTTGACAACCCACGCGTCTGTCGCGGCGCAATGGGAGTCCACAACGAATGTCTTCCCGTTTATCTTTATGTTCTCGAAACCCGCGTTCGCAAGGCCATCGTCCTGAAGCCTCTGCGACGGGATCACGATCTCATAGTTCTTGTCGTAGATGTCCTGAGACGTGAAGACGTGTGTCGGGGCCTGGCCGCCGTCCGTAACTGTCCCGAAGGCCGCCTGCCATGCTTTGAGGCTTACGGGTGTAGCCGCCCATGACGTGTATATCGAGCGCCACCAGGTATGGACAGAAGCGGATCTGGTTATCCCTCCGTAGGTCGCCACGTTCGTGCCGTCGTCTATTGCGGCCTTGAAGCCGTCGATGTCCTTTGAATCGTTCCCTGTCCCGTCACCGTACAAGGCGCTTCCGAGTTCTTCCTGAAGCGACAACTTCGCGGTCTCCGTCTCCTGCGTCAAGAGGTCCACAACGGCCTGTGCGCCGTCGTTGATTATCTCCTCAAGCCCGGAGATTATGACCATCGAATATGCCTGCTTCCAGTCGAGCTCGGGGTCTGCAAACTTCTCGTTCTTGGTCGTCGAGAGTAAGTCAAACCCGCGATATGAACCCGTTGCGCCTGTCATTGCGTAACGCACAGGGACCTTGATCTTGCGCCCTCCCCGCTCCTTTACTCCCTTGCTATCGAGCAGAAAGAACACCGGGTTGGCGTTGAATATCTGATCGAATACCTTTGGGATTATGAGGTCTCGGGTGAGCGCGTCAACCGAAGTCCAGTTGACTGCCATCCGTTTCTCCTTTCGTTGTTTTTACCTAATCGACCAGGCCGTAGTGCTTCATAGCGATATCAGCGATCTGCTCATCCGACAGGTCCTTTGGGCGGACACGTATCTGCCCGGGAGGCCCTTCGCTACCCGGCTCTACCGCCGCCGCCTGCCTGCCTTCGATGTTCGTCTGAAGGTTTCGTGCGGCGAGTCTTCCCTGGTCTTCATACGTCATTACCTTGTGGGCCGTCTCAAGTGAAGGCAGGTGGTTGTCGTAGGCGTATTTCGCCACAGCCTCAACATCAGCATCGGGGAACTGAGACTTGAACTGCTGCGCTTCCATCTGATATTCAAGCCTTGAAACCTGGTCCATCAGAAAGCCAACCGCCGGTTCAGTTCCCACCTCCGGCGCGGCTGGCCCGGGTTGGATGCCCTGCTCGGGAAGACCTCCCTGCTGCATGAGGTAAGCTATGGCGGGGGCGGCGTCGGGATAGCTCTCGATAAACTCGCGCATCTCGCGGGCCTTCTCGAGCCCCCTCTTCTCCTCCGCAAGCTCCTGCTTGCTGCGGGTGTAGTCCTCCTGCCTTGAGTAGCCGTCAAGGAGTTCACGAAGCGGGACTTTCAATGTCTCGCCCCTCACCTTGACCTCGAATTCCTGCTCATGGTCTCCGGCGTCCGGAAGGGTTATCATCCCTTCTCCAGCAGGCGGCTCGGCCTGCGGAGGTGTGGTCCCTTCACCTGGCGTTGTCGGCAAGCCCAAATTGATTCCATCTTGTGGATCCATCAGGATTCCCTCCTCTTCTTTCGGGTTTCTTCGTACCCTCTCTTCTTTCGGGTTGATCCGGCTTTCTTCCCGGCGTTCTTGTACGCCTTTCTCTTTGACTCATTAAGCCTTTCAGGTAAGTTCCTCGGAGTCCCGTACTTGTCGGCCCACTCGCGGGCCACCTTCGGGTGCTTCGCCCACATGTACCTCCTCTGAGCCTCACTGACAAATGGAGACATCTTGAGTCCTCATGTTTGCCGCTCTCCAACCGTAGTTATCAGTTTTTTTATGACATTCGTGACAAAGCGTTTTGCCGTTGCTTAATTCGTATCTGAGATTTTCATCTTCCTTCCATCCGACAATATGGTGCGCTGATAATTTGATTCCTTTTTCCCCGCAGTCTTGACACGTATAATCGTCTCTTTCGAATACTTTGCGACGCCAATCTGCATGTTCATAAGACTTCCTTGGTCGCTTAACAAGATTTCTGTCTTTCTTGTATCGAGGATTGTCCTCGCCTTTCTGTGACTTCGCTGGATGCCAACGAACATCTGGTCTCTTTGTCAATGCAACCAACGCCTTAATTGAGCGATCCTTCTTGCCTCGTTCGACAGCCAATAAAGCTGACTCTGACGGTGTTCTTAGAACCCCTTTCCTTCCCATAAGAGCCCTTATGGTTGTTCTCTTGTGGCCATAAAGCACCGATAAATCTGCCGGTGATTCACCCATGACATATCTCCAAACAAGTTCAGATTCTTCTTCTGGTTTTATAACTCTCCGCAAAAATTAATACCTCCTGTACATCTGCCTGTAACGGCGTGAGTATTCCTCACGCATGTTCGGGATTCTGCTTACGCCAGATTGCGAGATGTCGCGCCCCACGCGCTTTGCGATCGTGTCTCGAACCCGGGGATCCGCATAATAGGTGTTTGCGGGAGAGCGCGATACGGCCCCGGGCTGCGCGGTGGCCGCGTAATTTCCTGCCTGATTCGCGCCAGCGGACGAACCGAGTTTGATGCTGACCCTTACTCCTCCTCCACCTCTAGGGGGAGTAGGCTGTCCCGGAGTCCATGTCTTCCCCCGAAGCCACTCTTCGTAGCTCTTAACCCCTTTGTACCTGCTGTATACTCCCTGATCCTTCCCCCAAACTTCTCTCGCGGGTTTACCTACAGTCTGAGTGAAAGTCTCGTAATAAGGGTCTATCCCCTCCGTCGTCTCCGCCGCCGTTTTCGCCTGTTGGTACGATTCGGCAGCTTCTGGCCGGTAAGCCGAAAGCTCGTCCCTAGTCACATAGCCGACGCCCTCGACGTAAGTAAGGTCTCCCGTCCCATAATTACCTCTTGTCAAGTTCTTCAAAGTGCTTGCCTGCTTGGTAACAGTGGGCGTGCCGCGGCGAAGCCAGTCCCAGTATTTGTTGACCCAAACATCAATGTTGCTCTTCCCGTGTTGCTGGCTAAAAGGCTTGTAAACGTCTGACCAAATCCTTTTGGCCAAATCACGATCCCTTACGAACGCCGCAGAGGAAATCTTCCAATCCTTCATCATGGTATGGGGAACTGGACCAGGGTTAAAAGATTTCGGGTGCGCCAACGCGAATAGAGCGCTGCCTACATCCTCTGGTTTAAGGGCTCTCAACCAACTTGGCGCGTCTTTCCCTGAAAAGTACCTTGCCAGGTCTTGAACCATTTCTTACCCTCCACCTAACAATTGCATCAACTCGGGAGGGATTTGCTCGGCTCCCCCCGCCGCCGCCTTCTCCATGATCTGAGACATTTTCGAGGCTTCTTCCGGGTGCAGGTCCGGCGGTGGAGGCGGTGGTCCTTCCGGCGTTCCGCCTCCTCTGAGACTAAATTCGCCAGGCGGTGGCGGTCCTTGATTCTCACTTGGCGGAGGGCCCTGTTGCCCCTGTGGCTGACCGCCCGCCTGCATCATCTCCATCTGCCTCGCGTGGTCCTCTTCTTCCTGCTTTTTCATCCGGGCAAGAATCCTGTCCCGCTTAGGCCATTCGATCACCTCGAGCAACGCTTCGCCGTCGATCTTATTAAGTTCGCAAAGCGTCACTGCCTGCTGGAATATCAAACTCTGGGAAGTCGGCAGGCTGGAGCCAATATCCACGTCAATGTCGTAATGGCCCTGGAGTTCTTCCGAGTAAATCTTGTGGAAGTCGACCTTGCCGCTCCCGTCCTCCCGGGTCACGGCAAACTCTCGCTCCTCTGTGTAGAACTGCCTTATCCGCGACAGAATAAGTTCCCCGATCTCACGCAGCGCATCGTTCAGCATTTCCATCTTGAGCCGCGGCCTCATCTGCGCGGCTTCCTGGAGTTCGGCTATCGCGGCGGCGGCGGTTATCCCGGTTGGCCGGCGCCCCATCACGACATCGTGAACGCCCGAAACCCATTCGACATCACGCTTTGTCGTGTCAAGCATCCCCGGGATGTAAGCCGGCAGCGGCGGAGGAGTCAGAAACTCTGGCCGGTAAGGATGGTGATACCTCCACACCTCCCCGGGCTTGGTGCTCATCTCTTTCTTCTTGAGCCCCGAGAGCTTCGGCAGAAGGACCTTCGGGTTCCCCAGAAACTCGGCGTTCTCGATCAACTGAGAAGAGCGCTTGTTGAGTTCCTTCTGTAGGGGCTTGATCGGTTCGATCTCGCCCTTGGACCAGAAAGAATCGGGCAGGACGACATCCGGAAGAAGTATGTAAGGGAACTTCCCGTCATCGAAAGGATTGGGCATGTCGTTCAATATCACGCTGCCCGCGATAGTTATTACCCTGCCGCCGGGGTATTGCTCATAAAGCGCCTTATAGTCAACGACCTCATCTGGACCATAGAGAAGCCCCAGAGAACGTACCCAGACCTCATAGAGAGTGACCCTGCTCCTCGCGGGCAGTGAACTTGAGTACCCCTCCGCGCCACCCCGGTCATGCGAGGGGTCAACAATAGGCGCTCGGTTCGACCATATTCTGTCCAACGTCGGGATGCCTTGAGTATCGGCAGTTACCAGGTGCGCCTTCTCAGGATAACGCTTCCTGATGTGGTCCATGTCAACTTCTTTGGCCTCGACGATGTAGGCAGCATCCTCGACTGAGAGCGCAAGCGGATCAGGATGGAAATGGAAAGGGCTGACCCTTCTCACGCATACCTCACCCAGGCGCACAACCTTCCCCGCCCTCTCCCCGCCGTCATCAAGTTGAGGGTTCCCCTCCTCGTCCACCAGGTCGAGCCATCTATCCTCTCCGGCCTCGTTCGACCAGGTTACTTTCATTGCGCCTGTGCCGTAGATTTGGGAATCCTTGAGGCTCAAGAGCATTGACTTGCGGATCTTGAGCTTCTTCCAGAGAAAGGAAAGGGCGGACGTAACCCTGTCGGCAGTATCAACCGCCGTCTCATTGGCTGGACGCGCGATCAACTTCGGCAACATGCTCATGATTATGGCCACCGAAGTCTCAACGTTCGCAAAAGAGGCGTTAATCACGTTATTGGCCCGCCAGGTGGGGCGCTTCTTGTCCCACTGGTCCCCTTCGTAGAACTCGCGGAGCTCCTTCCAGCCCCGCTCGAGCGCGGCCTTCGACTGCTTCGCCTCTGTTACAAGGTTGTTCACTTTCTCGGCAAGCATCGTCTTCTCGACATCAAGCGTCACCAGACGCCCTGCGCCATCGTCGCCAGTGGTAACGTTGTATTGAGCGCTATCCGTTGTACCAGTCGTATTCATCAGGTTCTACCGCCATAATCAGTCCAGCGCTTTCTAACTTTTCATCCGTCGCGTCCGGCAGGGTCTCGGGCTCAAACACTTCTTTGGCAAACTTGTATCTGGAAAGCGCCACTCGCCAGTACCCGGTCGCCAGCGCAAAGTGGTCCGGGTTGTCCCCGTTGGCCCACACCTGGCGCTCCACACCGTTCTTGTCTGTTTCCGTCCGGAGAAACAGGCTCCCGAAGTGCTTTCTGTAGATGGCGAACTCCGGCATGGTCGGGTCAAGGTAAAGGCTGATCTTTCCCTTGTGGAAATCCGTAATCATCTCGGAGAGAATCCTTTGCCGGTCGGAGTTGACGTTGAACTTCTCGTCGTCGAATAGATATGGAGAGGTGGCGATATCCAGTGGCCGGAAGAAGTTCAGGTACACCTTGAAGGAAAATACCTCCGCCAGGGCCCTGCTCTCGTTCGTGTGGGGGTTCCCGTCAATCACGCACGTCCTGACGTTGTGTTCCCTGATCTTGCCCTCAAGCACGTTGTAGCCGGCGTCCGGGTCGTCTCCCTTGAAGCCGATAACCCCTATCTCCCCGATCCCGGCCTCGTTGCCGATCACGTAATGGTGTTCTTTGCCCCCCACATCAACCCCCATGCACGTGTCACCCTGCTTGGGGAGAGGCCCGGCCTTCAGAGAAGAGGTAATAAGCCCCTCGGTCACGGTGATATCGCTTCCGGAGTACGGTTTGCCAAGGCAGAAATTGAAAAAATACTGCTTTCCCATCCGCTTCTCGACCTCAATGAGGGAATCGCAGGTTATCCAGGGGGCCATGAGTTGAGAAACCCAGTAACCACTCGCGTCACGGTCCCTCCACTTCTTCACCCAACGTCCCAGGCGGCGGTTCTGCTTTGTTAAAACCTCTCCGCAAACCTCGCAGACGTACTCACAACGCTCAAAGCACACGTTTTTAGGCCAGTCAAGAAACTGCTCGTGGCCGCGAGGGCACCTGACAAACCAATACTTCGCATCCGAGCGGTTAAAGTGAGCGTCAATCCTCTGGTTCGGCACCGTGGGCGTAGAGAAACGGTGCATCCAGGCGAGAAGGGAAGCCTGCACCCTGCTCTCATATGTCGTCAACACGTCCTGGTCGCATGAATCAAACTCGTCAAACACCAGCGCGTCGGCGTCCAGCATAATAGCCTCGCGCTCGGTCCAGGACCCCTTAAAGAACAGAAAACTCCTGTTGGCCCCGCGGCCTATCACCTTCTGCTCGATGGAATTCTTCTGGGAAGCCGGGATGTGGTTGAACTCCATGATCGGGTCAACTTTGGAGGAGACAAACTGGCGCACGTTGTCATAGGTCGGCAGGATGTAGATCGCGGTGATGTTGTCGTGGGTGCAGCGGTGCAGAATCTTGAAAATCTCACAGGTGCTCATCCCGATCTGGGCACCCTTGCGGACAACAATCTCGGAAGACGGGTCCACAAGAATCTGGTGCATCCACAGGCGGTCCTCCCACTCCATGGGCCGGCCCTTGTTGTTGAGAGCCGACATGGACATGAGCCACGCCTGCGGGTTCACGGCTATAAGCGCTTGCTTTTCCGCCTCTGAGAGAGAGGCAGGTGGCGCCGGGCTGTCCGGCTTATTACTCCTGGTCTTTGTTACCTGCGGCACTTTCCCCCATCTCCAACTCCACCCCGCCACCAACACATTCGCCGCCATCGGGCAATAGGGGCTCCACCCGCCTCTCTATCAGCGCCCGCTGCATCCGCTCGAAGTTCTCGTTGAAGACCTCGGCCACCGCCAACACGTTCAGGTCCAGAGACCCTTCCGCGTCCGCCGTGATCGAAGTCGGCTGAGACAGGAGCAACTGCCTCTTGTCGAACGTGGCCTTGAATATCTGCACGAGCTCTTTCGTCTGTATCTTGCCGGGAGCCTCGATAAGTCGTTCTCTCATGCGAAAGAGCGCGAGAGTCACAATATCGGTGTAGTCCTCAACCCTGTCCTCGAATATCTCCTTGCGTAGCTCCTCGATCTTGCCGGCGAGCTTCGCCCTTTTCTTCCCAACCCACGCCGGAGAACGGTCAATGGCCTTCGCTATCGCCGTGATAGTCTCCCCACCGGCGGCCAGTGCCGCCACCGCCGCTTCTTCAGACGGTGAAGCCCCAACCCCCGAGTTGGGCTTCCTGACCATTATCTCGCCCGTGACTGTCTCTAGGCTCTTAGGAATACGCTCTCACCGCCCCACGGTCTAAAAGGGCCTTCTCCGCCTCGTACTCATCGTTGTCGCTGAAGGACTCCACTTCCAAATCCTCAACCTCGTCTTCTTCATCTACTGTTATTAATCCAACCGGCCCAACAGCGTCCCGATGAGTTATGAAGTCTTCAATCGGTGGTGCTCTTTCGTTGATTTCCACCTTCGGCTCAAAGATGATGTCAAAAAGTCTGTTCTGTACTTTCATCATCTCGATAACGCAATCAGAGAAATTACTGGAAAGGTTCTTGCGGAGAAGCAAAAGCAGGATTGCGGATAACAGGAAGGAAAGGATTGCCAACACGAAGGCAACAACTGTCAAGTGAAACCTCCTTTTCCCAATTATTGGCTATAAAGTTGACATATCCTTCTTTTACACCCCGAGACATTGCTTTGTCAACCCCTGAGAATCCATGAGAGCCCACCTGTGAGGCTTAAAGACTCATATGCAACACCGATATGTTTTTCTGGGGGAAGGGGCTTATAAAGGTTCTGAGGGCTTTTTGAGTACAGACCTAAAGGTTGTTAAGCGGAAGATAAATGAGGGAGAGTGTAGGGTATATATATATATAGTTACTCATCATACTCTAACATCTTTGGGAGTTTTGTTAATTATTGATTGCTAAAGTGAGAGACAGGGGGGAGAGACATCGGATCACTACTATACCCCCTTAGAAAATAACTACATATGCCCTTACATGTCTACATTCTTCATAAAGTGTAGACATTACCCGGGTACTGCAGGAATTATGCAGCTCAGTCACTCAGTCACTTGGAGATATAAACCCTGGGATCTGATTGCCTTCCCTCTCTATCAATCCACTGTACTTTAATCACTCTATCCTGATCGTACTTCAAGTGCTCACCCCTTACTGCTCTTTTGTTATCAACAGGAGTAACCTAAGTCCTCTCTCTGTTCGGACTTACGTTACTCCTTCCTCTATAAGTAATAGACATAACTTCAGTACTTCTATTACTTATAAGGCGCTGGCAATATTGGGGCTTGACAGAGTAGTACTTCTGTAGTACAGTGGTATTAGTTACAGGGTATGAGTTCGCCAGAACTTGAGGAAAGGAGGACAGCATGTTAGTTAAGCGCAAGCATACCGGCTCACACGTCAGCGACGCTCCAAAGCATAATATAATGCTCGAGCGCGTTGACCGCTACACTCTGGCAATCACCGTTGATGGAGAAAAGCTCGCCGACATATCCGTATTCAAAGGAATTGATGGCAATCCTTACGCCGACTTAGACTCCGACATCTACAAACCGCCGATCATTGAAGAATCAGGATACATCCACTGGATGCTGTAGAAGAGAATCGTCTGAAAGGAGTGATTGAGAATGACCCCATTTGTTAACACCGTGGAACGGATAGTCAAAGCCGCCGGCAAGTGGGACGACTACCTGAGCGAGGATCACTTCCACATGAGAATTAACAACAGCCCTTACATGGACCTGGTGATCGAGTCCTGGCGGTGCGGCTCGCACCCGGAGGACCTCGGCGCCAGGCATACGTCCGTCGCTCATTACTACGAGCAGAACGGAGACCTGATCCCTGATCCCGACGTGGTGATTGACACAGGGACCGGGGCGCCCATTGAAATTAGCCAGTGGTGCGGGACCTGCCGGGCCCGGTGGTGGGATGAGGACCGCGGGTGTGGGGTTGTCAATCCGCGGCAGGATAAGGATATCCGCACATTCTTGAACGTGTGGAGCCGTAACCTGAAAGCTCAGGGGTTTATCGCCGCGGCGAAGAACGGCGGCGCCTCATGAACTGGCAAACGGAATATGCACAAGCGCCTGATATCGGCGAGGCCGAGCGTATCTGGCTTGGGCTGAACATTGACAAAGTGAAGATATCATACGGTGACTACCGGAACGACCTGGAGCCCCTGCTAAAGTGGAAGACCCCGGGCGGTAAGTGGTATAGCGTAGGGCGGGTATGCTCGGGGTATGATCCCTGCGAGTTGGCAGAACAAATACAGAAAGAGCGGGGATTACTGGCGGACGGGCAAGTATTCGAGGGTGACGTGGTTGAGGTTATCGCCAGGTTGGTGGAGGATTACAGGGTGGAGATGGCATATAAGAAGGACGGCGACGCCGTGAGCCGCTACCTCGAGAGCAACGGGCTCCGGCCTGAAGAAGCTCAAGTTGTGAGCCTGGACATGATCCGAAGAGGGAAAAACGGAGGCGGAGGGCGCCGGCATAGGCCAGTCACTCACTACAGACGCGCCGGTGAACCCGCGCCGGAGGCGGCGCTGGCTTCGATCCTGCTCCTGCCCTCGGGAACGGATAAGCGCTCCGCCTGCCTGCTCATGTGGAAGGCGGGGCTACGCATTGCCGAAGCACTTGAGCTGTCCTGGAGCGACCTGATGATAAGAAGCGGGAATATCTACGTTAGGCGGGGCAAAGGTGGAAAGAGCAGGTTTGTCCCGCTTGAACCCGGCGGGGTCCTAGAGCAGGAACTAATGGAACTCATGAGAAATCGGTCAAAGCATGGCAAAGTAAAGAGTGACGATCACGTGATCCTGACCTCACGAGCGGCGCTCCAGAAGTGGCTGGCCCGCAAGCTGGACATAGGAGCACACCAACTGAGGCACACGTGCGGGCACGACCTGGCCGCGAGCAGCCTCAACGACCACCAGATAGCGGCATACCTGGGGCATGGGAACACCAGCTCAACAGACAGGTACACGCACCTATCAGCCGAGGACGTAAGCAAGGCTCTCGGATGGGGGAAAGGAGATGATGAGTCATGATATACCAACAGGTGAATCTGAAAGGATGGACCGGGAGAGACGGAAAACAGTACACGACATGTACTTGCCGGGCCTGTCGTAAGACAATATTTATTGAGCTTAAAGACGATGATCCAATCGTGGTAGAACCTGAGTACTGCTCGACCGCATGTGCAAGGCGCGGACCACGGCAAGAACTGGAGAACGAATACATCAACCGTGACCAGTTGACTCTCCCGGGGGTGACACAATGATCGAACCTCGGAATGTGAACTTTCGCCCGGAGGGATTGAGGGTCCCGCTGGCAGCCCGGGCCGACAGAGACAAGGGGTTGACCGAACACGGTGTTGCGAAGCGGGATCTCGCCAGGTACTACGCTGTGATCGTCGACTCAATGCCAGAGATGTCAGCGGTTGAAGCCGGGGTGATTGTTGATGTGCTCAAGGACTCACCTATGGGCGCCGACAACTATCAATATCTGTGGGCCGAGATCGCCGACATCAGGTGGAGCGAGGAGCGGTGGAAGGTGGACGCCGTTGCCCTGGCGGAGAAGGTGAAGAACTGGTCCGCGGCTGAAGTAATGGCGGTGATCGATGCCGCCGAGAGATACAGAATCATGGCTCGAGCTCACCCGAAGGTGGCAACAGGGAAGGTGCTGAAGAGGGCGGGGCTTGTTCAATAAGCATCCTAAATAACGGATACGACCTGAACATCTCGTCTATAAGGCCAGGGATGATAAGACTTTTTGCTATTGCATCAACCTTCCTGCGATACGGTGGATACAGGTGGTACTTCACCCTATTCCAGAGTCTTTCCATCACTCACCGCCTTTGATATTGCCAATGAAGGCACCCAAAGTCATTCGGTTTTGAATGATAACAACGGGTACTATAATAATTTCCACAGACAACACGGCAACAGCAGTTCCAGCAGTTGAACTTCCCCAAAACAACTGCTATTATCTTCATCATTATTGCCACTTCCCTTCTTCATTTTCTGGCCTGAGCCAGTTGAGAAAACGCAGGTTAAACATAAGGCAGACTCCGCACTCTTCGACTCCACTTTCTCTCAAGTTCTTCCAACCTTCCCACCACGCACACTCTTCAAAGCACAGTATTTTCTCACCTGAAACTATCGACCATAGAGGACAATACCTCTGAAGGATCTCTTGTTGGATGTCCTCTCACCTCCTCATCCAGAACTCGACTTTTTGCCAGCCTCTGTGGTCTTGACCGTTCCAATGTCGTAGACGCGCTCCAAGTTCTGAAATCTCTACATCGTCTATCTCCACCGCCTCTGCGAGTATCTTGAGGATTGGAGGCAAGGGACAAGATTCAGGGCCGACAAACTCCTCGTTCATAACAACAGATAGCGGGGCAACACCGTTAACTTCCCTTATCTCTTGCCCCTTTACTGGGCAATAACACGGGCTGAATACGCCCTGCTTGCCGACGGTGCAATCATCACACACACTCATTGTTCACTCCCCCCTCGCTTGCCATGCTTCACAGGCGTATTTAGAGGCCCAACCACAAGATGATT